CCGGTATGCCCGCCGCTGTGCCTCGGTCAGATGCCCGAGCACGATCACCGGCGCCTCGGTCAGCCCGAGCTGTTGGGCCGCCAGCACCCGCCCGTGCCCCGCGATCAACTCGCCGTCCTCGCCGACGAGGCACGGCACGGTCCAGCCGAACTCCGCCATGCTCGCGGCGAGCTTCGCGACCTGGTCCGCTCCGTGCTGCTTCGCGTTGCGCGCATGGGGCTGGAGGCGCGCGAGCGGCCATTGCTCGATCCGCTCCGGGGCGAAGCTCAGCGTCATGCGTGATCCTGTCGATGCTGTTCGCGCGGTGGCCCAGACCGCGCTGGATTCCCGCGGCGTGGACTCCACCGGGGTGGATACCCTGGCTTCCGGCTGGACTCCGGCATCCGCGGGGTATCCACCCCGCGCGGCCGGTCAGGTGTTTGATTTTACGATGGTTTCAGGGCGTCGCAGGTGGATCCCGGACCCCGGTGACTTCCCAAAAAAACGGCTCTGTCGCTGGCGATGTTTCGCGCCAAGCCCGCCAGCATACGATAGTGAACGGAAAGGAACCGTAAAATCAGAGGGTTACGGGAAGGCGGAGACAGTTTTTCCGGTCAGGCTGCGGGCGCTTGCCCGGTTCCGAACGGTCGCCGCTTGCGTGCCGTCATGTTCTCGTCTGGACTCCGAGCTGGCTTCCTGTTGGACCCCGGCCTCCAGCGCTGCGGCCCTCGTCCCTTCGTTCACGCCTCGTGCGATCATACCCCGTTTGTAACCTTCAGCGCCGAATGGTGAACCCCCTCCGATGTCTCTCCGAAAATTCCCTCACAGGATGATTTTTCTTGACAGCCGGTCGGCGTTCTCGACGACGAAGCGCCTCGACCGCTTCCCCGATGGCACCCGCCCGTTGAGCCGCCACGTGATCAGCGCGATGCCGTATTGCCAGTGGCGGTTGGCGGCTGGGCGGCTTAGCCCGACCTCCCAGCCGATCTTCTTCCACGGCGTCCGGTTGGCGCGCAGCCAGACGATGCGGGCGTCGTCGCGTTCCAGCCAGCGCAGCCAGAGCATCGCCTCCTCGGCCTCGGTGATCTGGCGCGGACCCGGCCGTGGGCGACGCATCTCCGGCTCTTGACCGACCTGGTCGGCGAAGCCGTGGAAATACTCCGGCCACGCGTTGAAATACCCGGTGGGCTTCACGGCGGGCAGCTGCGCGAACACGTCCGCTGCGCTCTCGAGCCGGTCTTGCACCCGTGCCATGGTCCACTCAGTCATGGCGCACCTCCCGGTCCCGCTGCCCGTACAGCCGCTCGCCGAGTTGCCGGACCAGTTCCCGCTCAGGCCAGGTCAGCCGCTCGTCATCGACGGCAACCGCCAGCAGCCCCTGTTCCTGCCAGCCGTCGCGCTTGACCTCGTCGGGGGCTCGCCGATGCCCGCCATACCCCTTCGGCGTGAACCGCATGCCGGTCATGCCACACCTCCCCGGGTCTCGATCGCCCAGAGCAGGATGGCGATGGCGTCGGCTTCGTTGTCGTCGGCGGGGCTGAAACCCCGGGCACGGGCGGCTGCGATCATGGCGTCCTTGTTCGCGTTGCCCTTGCCGGTGGCGAAGCGCTTGATCGTGCCCACCGGGACGCCCTCGTAGGGCACGCCGCGCAGCTCTGCCCACGAGGTCAGCGTGGCCATGAGCCCGCCGTAGACATGCGCGGCGTCCGTGCCGGCGTGGCGGCGGACTTCCTCGAACCAGATCGCGGCGATGGGACCGGAGAGCCGATCCAGCTCACCCAGCCAGTTGGTGAAGCGCAGGTAGCGCATGCCCCCGCCGTCATAGCGGCCGGGGCGGAAGCTGGCGGTGCCGGAGGTGATCAGCCCGTCGGCGCCATGCAGGGCCCAGCCGGTGGCGGTGCCGAGATCGAGCGCGAGCAAGGTACGGTCGGCGCGGTGCGCCACCGGCAGATCGGGGATTGCCTCGCGGTGCGAGGTGGCGAGAGTCGGGTCAGCCATGGGCGGTCTCCTTTTCTGGTTGGCTGCTCGGGTGGAAGACGACGGCGGTCTGGTGCTTGGCGGTACGGGGCCGCCGTCGTCGGATGGAGTTTCAGGATGCCTTTCGTCGCCGTCGACCATGGCGAGCGATATGCTGGCCGACGCGCTTTCGACCTGCGGCGGTGGCGGCCTTGCCGGGACGGCGATGCTCTTCGCAGCGCCGGTTCAGGGCCCGTGCCTTCAGGCCGGTACGGCATTCGAACGGCTGGCCGCACTCGGCGCATCGGGATTGCCAGAGAATGATCGGCACGGTTTCGCCGTCTGTCCGGACATGGAGATCGGAGCCCACGACGACGTAGCGTTGCCCATCGAGCATCAGCACGGTGCCGGGCATCGGCAGTATGCGGAAGTCGATGCGGCGCACCACGCGAGGCTTGCGGGTCATTGCACGCCCTCCGCGGTTCGAGATGCCCGGCCTGTGCCAGTGCCTGCCGCGAGACCTACGTATCGTTGAGGCGGCCATCCCTGCAGGGTGGCCTCCTCATACGTAGTATAGGGGGTTCCATTGTTAGTCCTCCGGATGGCGTAACAGATTGTTTTCACGATGCTTTCTCCCGATTTCGAGGACGAACAACGAGGACGCGTCTGTTTGTCCTCGTCCTCTGCAAGTCATTGATTTCATTGAGGGAGGACAAACAATGGACGAGGACGAACAACTTCGTCCTCAGGACGAACAGGATTTTCGGGAGGACGAAGTCAGTCATCGACGCCCTCCGGATAGACCCAGATCGCCGGGTTCTCGACGTCGAGGCAGACCCCGGAATGGGGGCATTTGTAGTGGCTGGGCAGCACCGGGATGCCTTCTCCGAGCACCTCGCCGGTCTCCGGATCGATCTGCGCCTCGCGGCCGAAGCGCATGCCTTCGACGCAGAGATAGCCGAACCGGGAGCGCACGACCGCATGGCCGAAGGCGGTCCCGTCGCGGCGGAACTTCACGTGCCCCTTGGTGGTGAGCACGGCGAGGCGGTCGCGGATCGTGTACTTGCTGCCCAGCCCGGCGGTGTTCTCGAACGCCTCGCCGAACTGCGTCGATGTATAGAGCCGGCCCTCGGCCGCCTCCTCGAACAGCAGGGCGAGGATCACGTCGCCCTTCCTGATCCGCTCGGCATCGTGCTTCGCGCCGACGTCCTGACGCACCAGCCGCTCGTTCATCGGGTTGATCTCGACCCATTCGCCGCCGCGCTTGTCGATGAGTTTCGGCGCGAGCGCGGGCCCGTTGCGAAGCTCGATCTCCAGCTTGCGCTCCGACGCGTCCTCGTCGGGGCGGTGCAGGATCAGGCCGGTGGTGTAGAAGCCGCGCAGCGCGCTGGCGCCGGACAGGGCGAGGAACGGGTCCTCCTTGACCTGGTGCTTGGAGAGCTTGCGCGTGTGGTGGATCAGGATCACCCCGCATTCGGGATCGATATGGTCGCGCAGCACCTCCACGCGGTCCTTGAGGAAGAACATCATGGCGGTGTTGTCGTTCTCGCCGCCGCCTTCGGGTCCGCCATCGAAGAGATTGCGGATGGGATCGATGCAGAGGATGTCCGGCGGGCTGTCGGGAAAGGCGGTCTGGATGGCGCGCGCGGCGCGCACGCTGCCCTCGTCGTCGAGCAGGAGCTTCAGTTTCGGGGTGGCCACGAACGTGTCGCGCGCCGCGGCCAGCACGTCTGGCGGCAAGGCGATCTGGCGCAGGCGCTCGCGCAGGTAGTGGTACTGGATCTCGGCCTGCAGATAGAAGATCCGCAGCGGCCGCGGCGGCGTGAAGCCGAGGAAGGGCTGACCGGCAGCCATGTGCACAAGCCAGGAGATCAGCAGATCGCTCTTGCCGACCTTGGGGGCGCCGCCCAGCACCAGCAGGCCGCCCGGCGTCAGCACGCGCGGGGCGATGATGTCCTCGGGCATCGGGCTGTCATCATCGAGCAGCGCGCCGAGGCTGAAGGCGGGCAATTCGTCCGGCGACGGCGCGCCGCTGTCGAGCCGCACGAGCGGTGGGCCGTTCTTCTCCACATGCAGTGCCCAGAGCCGCTCGGACTCGCGCTTGAGCCGCTCCACGGGCCACTCAGGCCGCAGCATCGCCGCGTTGTAGCCGCAGATGCCTTCCCATCCGGCCTCCTTCGAAAGCCGCCCCTCATGGACCATGCGGATGAAATGCCCGATCGCCGCCGAGGCACCCTCGAAGCGCGACCAGTCGTCGGCGGCGCCCTCGCGCACCGGGGTCACCAGCACATCGTCGACGGCGGGTCTGTCGGTATGAGTGAATTCAGGCTGCAGGGACACGCCCGGCGCGGGCGGCATGTCGGTCACGGCCTCGACGAACTCGTCCAGGTCGCGTTCGAAATCGGCGTTCAGCTCGACGATCCGGACCAGCGTCTTGAGGGAGTTCTTGTAGTAGACCGAGCCTGCGACGCGAATGGGCTGGTGCGCCGATCGGAAATGCGTGTCCCCGCCGACCTTGGCGGCGATGTCGCCGCGCAGGCGGGTCACGCGCGCAATGTCGCTGCCCTCTGCGGGTTCGGTCAGCTTCCACCAGACATGGGCCTTGCGCTGCCCCTCGGCCGTGACGCCGCCGCTTTCCACCACCATGGTGGGCGGGCCGAGGTGACGCTCCAGGTGAGCCCGCGCGGCGGCGATGTCGCCAGTGTCGAGATCGACGACCACAGTCTGCATCTGCTCGATGTCGGCGGCCCTGGCTTGTCCGGGCTCCGCGACCGTACCGGGGATGACATAGACCGCTGCGCCCTCGCGCGCAGCCCAGCCCGCGAAGGTGACCATTTTGTCGGGCGCGGCCGCATCCGCCTCGATCCAGATGTTGTGGGGCCGGCCGTCGAAGCCCTGACCCTTGTCGATGAAACTGCGGACGGGGATCAGTCCATTGGAGTAGCCGAAGACCACCTCCATGAACTGCGCGATCTGCGCGGGGTCCGGCTCGTCCCCGAATACGTCGATCTGCGGTGCTGCGTCGTTGAAGTCGTGCCAGGGGTTGAAGTGGACGAGGTTCTCGGGCCCCGGGGTGGGCGGCTCCGGCGGCGCCGGGTTATCATCGTGATCGGTGGTCATGGCGGGATCCTCCTGCGTGGCGGACGTGTCGGGCGGGTCCTCGGGCGCATCCGTCATGCCGGCAGGCTCCAGCAGCGCTCGGCCCATGGGCAGAACCGGCATTCGAAGAAATCGCGATTGGCGGCGATGCGCGGGAGCAGCTCGCCCGCGTCGGTGGCTCGCAGGATCCGCACGCCCCGGTCGGACATGCGCTGCGCGAGATCGGCATCGAAGGGCACGAGTTCGTGGTGGATCTCCGCGGTGTCCTTGTTGATCGCGGTGAAGAGCGCCGGGGCTGTGCTGATGCCCGGCACCGTCGCTTCCATGTAGGCTTGGTAGAGCGCGATCTGCGCGGCGTAGACCGGCTTCGCCACGGTCACCCCCTTGGCGACCGTCTCCCGCCAGTTCTTTGCGTTCATCGTCTTGCATTCCCAGAGCGCCGGGGTGCGCAGCCCCAGCGCCGCGGGGGCCTCGGCGACGATCCCGTCGACGTGGCCGCGGATGCGCCCGCCGGCGACCGAGAAGCCGAACTGCTCCCCGTCGGGCCGGTTGCCCTTGCGCGTGTAGAGGTCGAGCCCCGCTGCTCGCAGCCAGCGGATGGCGAGATCCTCGAGTTGATGCCCGATGGCGAAGATCCGGAGGACGCGGCCGGAGAAGTCCAGGCCTTCATCTTTCGGCGCGCCTGCGAATTCGAACTGCAGCGCGCGTTCGCAGGGATGGCCCAGCCGGGAGCCACCGAGGTAGTCCCGCGGCGGCGTGGCGGCCCGTTCGGCCTCTAGTGCCGCGTCCACACCCGCGTTGATGCGTTCGGAGATGCCGGGGCGGTGATTGAAGTCCAGCATCAGAACGGGATCTCCGACTCGGCGGCGATCTCGGCCATCTCGATGCGGAACGCCTCGATGGTGATGACGATCAGCCGGTGCATGTCGTTCTGGCTCAGTTGTCCCAGCGGCCGGTCCCAGCCGATCCGCTCCATCTCGGGGGCGAGCGCGCGCATGACTGCAGGCAGCGCCTGGGTTTCTTCTTCGTCAAATTCGACCATGTTCAGTCCTCTTTTCGCTTTGGTGGTGAAGGCCGCCTGGCAGCCCATGGAGCAGAACCAGCGGCGGGTCCGGCTGCGCTGAGGACGCGGCCTGTGGGGATCGAACCAGCCGAAGCCGCGTGTGCGCGCGGTGCAGACGGCGCAGATGACCGGACGCGGGTGCCAGAGGCGATCACGGCCCGGGCGACCCGGAGCCGCTGCGGGCGGGGACGGGATTTGCGCGACATTGCTCACGCGGCCTCCCGCGCGGGCGGTGCCGCGCTCAGGATCAGCTGCCGGATGGCGCGCTTGTTGAATCCGAAGGTCATCAGCGCCGAGGCCTTGTAGCGCGTGAGCCCGTAGTCGCCGCGCGCGGCGGGCGAGAGATATTGCAGCTGCTTCTGGGTGGCGGGCTGGGTCAGCCAAGCCTTGCTCTTGAACGCGCTCTCGTCGGTCTCGTGATCGTTCAGCCAGTCGTCGGCCTGCGCGAGACAGACGCTGCGCTCACCTATCCCCAGCAGCCGGGGCTGCCCCCCGCGCTCGCCGCCGATGGCGTACCAGAGCCCGTCCAGCCAGAAGACGCCGCCCCAGGCCGTGAACCCCGTGGCCAGCAGCGCATCCTCGGTGCCGAAGAGATCGACCCATGCGAAGCTGGATCGCTCGAGCAGGTCGATCTCGGTCATCAGGAAGTCCGAGAGCGCCCCGTTCGGGTTTCCATCGGATGTCGCGTCCTCGGGCTCGACCAGCACCTCGCCGCAGATCGGGCATTCGCGGGCGGCCAGCGGAATCTCGGCCTGGCAGGACGGACAGGTCTTCGAGGGCGCCTCGCTGGTGCCGGTCTTGCCCTCGAGGTCGACATCCTGTTCCAGCGTGCCGTGGGTCAGGCTCGACGATCCGAAATCCAGCACCACGCAGTCTGTCTTGACGACGCCGGGATGCTCCTCGGGGTCGACGGTCCGCAGGCCGCGGCCGACCATCTGGATCATGGTGGACTTGTAGGAGGACGGGCGCAGCAGCACGACGCAGGACGTGGGCGGGTGGTCCCAGCCTTCCGTGAGCACTGCCACGTTGGTGACGACGCGGAGTTCGCCGCCGGCGAAAGCGGCCAGAATATTGCGCCGCGCATCGGCAGGTAGATCGCCGTGGATCAGGCCTGTGGGGATGCCGGCCGCGTTGAACGCCTCGGCCACATGCTCCGCGTGGGCCACGGTCGAGCAGAACACGACCGTGGGGCGGTCGGCGGCCTTGTCCTGCCAGTGGCGCACCACCTCGTCGGTGATCGGCGCGCGGTCCATGATCTCGGCCACCTCGCCCATGTCGAAATCCGACGCCGTCCTGTGCACGGCCTCGAGCTTGTCCCGGACGCCCACATCGATGACGAAGGTCCGGGGCGGCACCAGATGCCCCGATGCGATCAACTCGCCCAGCCGCACTTGGTCGGCGACATTGTCGAAGACCTCACGCAGACCCTTCCGGTCGCCCCTGTTCGGCGTGGCCGTGACGCCGAACACCCGGGCGTCGGGATTGGCCTCGCGCACATGGTCGACGATGCGGCGGTAGCTGTCGGCCACCGCGTGATGCGCCTCGTCGATCACCAGCAGGTCCAGCTTCGGCATTCCCGCCAGATTGGCCTGACGTGCCAGCGTGGGCACCATGGCGAAGATGACCTGGCCGTCCCAGGATTTGGTCGTGGCGTCGACGACGGAGGTGGACACGCCCGGGACCACGCGCCGGAACTTGTCCCGGTTCTGCGCGGTCAGCTCGTCGCGATGCGCCAGAATGCAAGCCTTGGAGGCGCTGTCACCAAGGCTTTCGCCAGTGACGGCCGACAGCATGATCGTCTTGCCCGCGCCGGTGGGCGCGATGCCCAGCGTGTTTGCGCGGGTGCCGAGCGCAGACAGGCTGCGCTCGACGAAGAGTTTCTGGCGGGGACGCAATCGCATGGCCCGAACCCCTCACTGGGCCCAGCTCGGACGGCCCGGAACGCCCGGCGCGGCGGGCGCCTGCTGGGCAGGCTGCTGCTGCGTGGGCGTGGGCTGCGGGGCCGGATAACCCTGTGCGGGCCCGGCGGCTGCCGGTGCATGATGTTGCGGCGCCGGCGCTGGCGCCGGGTGCTGCGTCTGCGACGCCATGGTCGGCGCTGTGCCCATGATCTGCGCATAATCGCGGTGGTCCGGCGTCACCGCCGCGCGGATCTCGTTCTTGTCCTCGCCATTGGTATCGGTGCCTATGTCGATCCGGGCCACGAACTCGAGCCCGTCGAGATCGGCGAAGCCGTCGATGCGCCGCGCCGCCTGCGCCTCCGGCGAATTGTCCTTGTCGGAGATCCCGCGCGCCGAGTTCAGCATGCCACGCACGAGGCTGCGGCCCATGTTGGCCCAGTCCGGTCCCTTGGGGCTGTAGAGCCCGATCAGCGACCAGATCTTGCGGCGGGCATACGGCCCTTCCAGCACCGTGTATTCGGCATCGAGATAGACGGCCCCGGTCGCGCCGCGCCTGGCGTAGCCGCCGGTCCAGCCCTGCGCGGGATCGTCGAAGCCGCCGGGCCGGATGGTCATCCGCACCTTCGCGAGCGTGCCCTTGGGGATGACGTTGGTGTTCGATTGCGCGTCGTTGAAGTCGGTCCAGAGAGACATGGGGCAGGTCCTTTCAGCTGTCGGTGGTGTCGGAAGGGGTGGCCGGCGCCGAAGGCGGCGCGGCGTGGGTCAGCCGCTCGGGGGCGGGTGTCGCGGGCTGCCGGATCTTCTCCATCAGCCGCCCGAGATGCGGGGCCTCGACCATGTCGAGACGCCCCGAGCGGTCCTTGGCGGGATAGCCCCAGGGGTTGAGCGTCTGGCAGACGAAGCCGCGCTGCAGGGTGCCGTCCTCGGCCTTGAACTCGGCCATGGTGATGACCTGATCGACGATGCCGGGCAGCTCGAGCCCGGTCTTCGAGCCGTCGATCTGCGGCTGGAAGACCTTGCGATTGAAGTCGTCGAGCTTCTCGTCGAGGATCCCGACGAACCAGACGTTCTTCGCCCGCGTGTGCTGGAGGTGCGTGAGCCAGGCGATCATCTCGCGCCCGTGCAGCCCGTAGGCGCCGCGGACGTCGGGCTTGCCGGTCTTCTCGGAATGCGCCTCGGGCTGGCCCTTGCTCCACTGAAAGCAGAGCCGGCCCGCCACCGTGATCGAGTCGATGAACACCGTGTCGTACTTGTCGAGCACGGCCGGATCGCCGAAGCGCTCGCAGACGGCGTCGTAATGCGCCTGGCTGTAGGGCTGATCGGCGCGCAGCGCCGGGTTCGACCCGCCGATGAAGGCCGCGAAATCTCGGCATTCGGTCCAGGTCCGCGGCCGGATCGCATCGATAGCCAGCCCCTCGATGGCCAGATCCCCGGCTTCGAGATCGTAGAACAGCGTCGTCGAGTTCAGCAGCGTCCAGAGCAGCGAGGTCTTGCCGATGCCCGGCGGGCCGAAGATCACGCCCTTGATGCCGCGCGGCTCGGCCATCCGCTGGTCGGCGGTGATGATGGGGAGCGTCATGCCGGCACCTCCGGACGCGCGGCATCCATGCCGGCCTGCGCGAGGATCGCGTCGAGACAGTCGCCGAAGCACCAGCCGGGATGCGCGGCCCAGAACCGGTCGGCCTGCCGCAGCGCCTCGCGCCATTCGCGCAGGGCGGCACCGTCATGGGCGATCTGCCGGCGGCGGATCTCGATGGCGCGTTCGAACTGGTCGCGGGAGAGATCGCGGGTGGCCACCAGCGTGGTGCCCTCGAGGTCCATGGCCACGGCGGCGGGCAGTTCGAATGGCAATTCCGCCTGTGCCGGGGTCGATGACCTTTCCGCCTTGAGCTTCAGGCTGCGGGCGCGCTGATCGATCCGCGCGACGACCCCGTCGATCCCGGCGAGGTACTGGCCGTCGGCATCGATATCGTCCCAGCGCGCGACCGCGGCCTCGCGCTTGTTGATCGACCGGCCGGCGATCACCGCGCCGACGATCTCGCCAACGACGTCATTCAGACGCATCTGTCCCATGCTGGACCTCCTGTTCGAAAAGATTGCTGAACTCGCTGAGCCAGGCCGCGGCGCGCCGGATCGGCGCCGTGTCGACGGCATGGCGCGAGGCCGGCGGGATGCGGCGGACCGCCTCTGCAGGCGCGGGCTGTTCGCCGATACGTTCGACGATTTCGTCGATCCGCCCACAGATCGCGCGATCCTCCGGCGTGCCGAACACGGCGACCTGGCGCGCCCGCTCTTCGGGCGTCGGTGGCGGCGTTTTCGTCTCCTCGAGCCGCCGGACGCTGTCCTGCACACGCTGCAGCCGGCCGAGCGACCGTTCCAGCCGCGCTTCCGCGGCGCGGCGCAGAGCGGAGCGTGTGGGTTCTTCGCCGCGCTCCAGCTGCGCATCCAGCGTGCGGCGCACGAGCCCCGGCTCAGCGGTTTCTGCGTCGCGGAGATGGCGCGCGTCATGGATCGACTTGCGACTGAGGCCGAGACTGGCCGCGGACGCTGCACCGTTCCCGTCGGAAACGGTCCACTGATTGCCACGATCGCTCCTGGCGCTGGCCACCTCGCCGCGGGCCTGCGCCGCGTCGTATTCGTCCGCCAGCCTGCGCTTGGCGGCCGCTTCGATCTCGAGCGCGTCGGCCTGTGCACGATGGGCGGCGGCGATCAGATCGTCGTGGGCCACCTTGGCGCTCTTCAACCGCGCCGCGCGCCTGGCGACATCGTAGGCAAGCCCCGCCGCTTCACGGGCTTCGAGCACCTCGGCGGCGGATTTGGCGCCCGACAGCTTTGTCGCGGCGCGTTCGATGAGCCCGGGAAGGTCGGGGGCGTGAACGGGGGTGAGCGCTGTCATTGATCGCCCTCCTGCGGGACGATCTCGACCTTCAACGTGCCCGTGCGCACGGTCCGCGCCCGCTCGAAGCCCTTGCGCCAGGCCTCAGGCAGCGCCCCGTATTTGCGCTCCGACACGGTCAGCCTCGTGTCGATGAACTCGGTCGGGTCTTCGCCGCTCGCGGCGATATTCTGCGCGATCTGCGCGAGCATCTGCTGGTCCCACTCGACGCGTTTCGGAAGGTCGGCGATCACGGTGAAATCGCCGTCGTCGAAGCGGGTCGTGCCGGTATCCTTGCCTGCGGCCTGCCGTTCCTCGGCAGCGCGGTCGGTGTAGCGGATGCTCAAGGCCCCATCGAGCCGGGCCTTGGCGGCCTTGGCGCGCTTGAGGCGCGCGTCGATCTCGTGCTGCAGCACCGCCAGCATCTCGACCGGCAGGTCGGCGATCTCCTTCGGGTCGAGGTTCGGCAGATCGTCCGGCTTGGGGGTGTTTTCGGGAAAGGGCATGGAAGGGTCTCCGTGATCGGCGAAGGGGGTCTGGATGGGGGCGGTCACGCCGCCTGCTCCTCGAGCAGCAGCGCCGACAGCGAGGCGGCGGCGCGTTTCGGCTTCGGGCGGGCGACGGCGATGTAGGCGAAGCGGTCGGGGCCCTCGCGCTCCTGCACCAGGTGCACGAGCCCCTGTTCGGCGGCCCAGAAGGCGCGGCCGGCCAGTCTGGCGAGTTCGCCGCGCGCCTTGTCGTCGAGCGCGCTGAACAGCGGATAGGTGTCCAGCACGAGATAGCCGCGGTGATACTCGAGCCGGTCGCCCGGCGCGGCCTGCGCCACCCAGGCGCAGAACTCGATCTCGCTCAGCGGACGGCTGGCGCGGACGGTGATGAAGGGGGTGGTGCCCATGAACATGATCTCCTCCTTTCGCCTCTACTCACGCCGCAGCGAGATCGTCCCAGGCGGGCCCGACCGGACGTGTCCGAAGAGCTGCGACGCTTGGGATCGCGCCGGGATCCTTGGGCTCGTCGCTGTCGCCAGCGGCGTAGACCGCAAGGAGCGGCGTGCCGTCCTGATGGGCGCCGGCATCCTCGATCCGGTAGGCTTGGTGGTTCTTCAGAACCTCGGGCAGTTCCCAGCGCCGATAGAGGCCCGGGATCCTGACCATCTCGGCTGCGGGGACTGGGTGTCGTTCCTGCATGGTCCATCCTTGTTCGTGCTGTTCGGCGGTGTGCTTGCCGGTCACTGGGGAAAAGCCACTCGGCGCGCCGGATCGGGACATCGGGTCAGACGATTTCATGGAGGCGTTCGCGGAGCCTGCGCGTGGCGCGCTGGTAGCGCTTGCGGGCGGCGACTTCCGTCAGGCCCTGCCGGTCCGCCGCCTCGGCCTGCGAGAAACCCTCGACGGCGACCCGGCAGACGAGATCCGCGTCGCCACCGATGAACTGCCGCATGTCGTCGACGAGCCGCGCGTGATGCAGGGCTCGATCAGGCTGTCCGTGGACAGCGGGGATCGCATCGGGATCGATCTCGCTGGCGACGCCTTCTCGTTCCACTTCGCGCTTTCGCGCGCGGAGGAGGTCGCGCTCGACGTTCCGCAGAACCGTGGCGGCGATCCAGGTGACGCGGTCTCGATCGAGGCAGCGAATGGCTACGGTCGTCCGCGCGAGAATCTCGGACACGATCTCATCGACGGACGCGATCCTGCGCGCCACCGCGCGACGCCGGATCGCGTCCAGTCCGGGCCAGAGCGCCAGCAGCAGCACCGTCGCGGCGCAATCGGACGCGCCATCGTCGTCCTGCGCCGCCGCGATCAGCGCTCTGAGGATCCGGTTCTTGCCGGCCGGGCTGTCGGGACCGCGGTGCAACGATTCGAGAAGCGCCGTCCGGTCCGGATACCGGGCGATGGATCTATGCGCGCGCCGGAGCGCTTCGAAGCTGCGCTGGAAGCCGAGAGTGGAAGAGGATTGCATGAGGTGGTCGCGGATTTCGTGCCACGCGAAGGACATCGGACGCCTGCCTTCCGGCCAGGCGTCCGGCGCCTTGGGGTGGCCAGGTCAGGACGTCGCGCGTCTCTGCAGTTTCAGGGGGTTGGGTGGATGCGCGTCAGCGCGCGGGTGCGGTGGCGTGGTTCAGCGTGCCGCAGCCGCGGCAGGTGGCCTGAACCGGGAAGCCCACGAGATACTCGTGCCCTCGCGCGAAACGCAGGTGCATGCGGCCGTCCCGGCAGACGCCGAGCAGCTTGTCGCAGCGCGTGCAGCGCCAGTATGGGGCCGTGGGATTGGAGGTCGCGGCGCCGGATTGCCTCGTTGGGGCTGCCTGGCGCGATGGGAAGGGAGTCGGCATGGAAGTGCTCCTCTGAAGTGGAGCCCTTCCAGTAATCAGCCGCTTGTTAGACCGTCCCGCACGCCATGTTAGACCGTTGTTAGACGGCCGCCTCGGGCGGCGCCCCGTCGATCACCAGCCGCCAGTATCCGCGCTTCTCGCCCTTGGCGATGTACACGTTCAGGATGCTCTCCCAGGTCTTCGACCGGAATGCCTGCTGGGGGTTTCGCGAGCCGAATCCATCCATCAGTTGCTTGACCTGCACGTCCGGGCTGCCCGCCTTGCAGGCTGCCACGAGGCGCTCGAAGATCGTGATCTGCTCCGCGCCCGTGAGGTTCAGCGGAGCCTTGCCGGGCACATGCAGTACTGCCGATTGCTTGCCCGAGCGCAGCACCTGCGGTGTCGCACCGCCACGCGCGAGCGCGAAGTTGCTCCGGAACGCGAGTTCGAGGCCGTCACGCGAGACCACGAGATCCTCCTCTGCCAGGGCGATGTTCGACAGCAACGGCACCACGACATTCGGCCCGAGATGGGATGGCATGTCCTCGCTGGCCGCCAGCACTATGCCGACGCCCGCCTGGTTGCGCGCGCGCAACGCCAGGTCAAGCCGCTCCACGGTCTTCAGCTCGTTCAGCCGTCGCGCGAAATAGAGCGGCACCTCGGCGCCGCCGATCTCCATCGCGCCGAGCAGGGTCAGGTCCGGGTCGAGGATCTGTTGCGACCCGCGCCGCGTCAGCAGCGGCTTCAGCAGCCGCAGGATCGTCTCGTGCAGCCAGTCCGCGTTGAGCGAATACTTGTCGAGATCGCCCGCGAGCACGTCGCCGGCTTCCTCGCCGAAAGGCCCCACCGTGCGCACCATCCCAGGCTTTGCGGACGGTTTCACGGCTCCTTCGCCATCGATGTCGCCATCCTCGATCAGCACGACGTCCTGGCGGTCACGCCGCTCGAGCAGCCCGCCTTCGATCAGTCTTTGAGCATCGAGACCGAGTTCACGCAGGTAATGGCCCGTGACCTCGTGCTCGACGCGGTCGTGCAGCTTGATCAACTCGGCGAACATTGCCCGCAGGTCTGTCGGGTCGATCTGTCGGAAGGCGCTGAGGATGCCCCACTCCTGGAGCAGCATGAATCCGAGGCTGCGCTCTTCCGGATCCTTGTGGCTCTGGAGATTACAGCTCTTCGTGCCCGAGATCGTGATGTTGAGCGTCCGCTCGGTCGCATCCCCGGTTCGGCTGTAGACCACCGCGATGCCGATCCGGCTGAAACGTTCGGCACGCCGGAACACGTTGCGCGCGCCGAGGTACTGGTCGGCGACCTCCTCGATGTCGTCATCGATGGTGACCTTCAGCAGCAGCTTGCGCCGCCAATGGCCGAGGCGCACCTCCGCCTCCAGGACGCGGGCGTCGCTGATGTCGTAGCCCTCGACGGCGGGGCGTTCGAGCGCCAGCGAGGACCGGAAACGCGTAAGGTTGTAGCGCTTCCAGGTTAGTGGCTTCTGGGAGATGTCGTGGTTGAGCGCGACCTCGGCGAAGGTGTCGCTGACCTGCTGGCGAACCAGCGGGCTGTCCGCGCAGACCTCGATCTGCTGCAGCGACGGCGTGTAGATCAGCGTCGCCTCGTTTGGCGGGCGATAATAGATCGCCGCGCGCCGGCCGTCGTCGCGATGGTTGTAGACGCTGGAGAGCGGCCCGCCGTGGCGCACGATCAGCATGATCGACGCGGGGTGCGCGTCGGTCTTCGGCAGGTCGAGCGCGCGGACGGTGCAGGAGATTGCCGGCTTGAGCTCGAGGACCTCCTTGATCCTGATCTCGAGCGCCCGCTCGTCGACGGACGCCGCATCGAGCGGCGTCGCGGTTTCCAGATCCACCTCGAAGGCGTCGTAGAGCTTGCGGTGGTCGCGAAACTGTCGGGCGAAGTGGAAGCTCTCCGCGTCCTCGAAGGTCTCGCGGGCATTGAGAAACGCCCAGATACTCCTGCAGAGCGGGTCTGGCTGATCGTCGAATTCCTGCGCCCGTTCGTGATCCAGCTTCTGGGCCACGATGGTTTCGAGCGACGTGACGCCCTTCCCGCTGGCGAGCGCGCGAATGCGGCGCGACCGGGTTTCGGTTGGGCGAAGCTCGTCCGGATCGAATTCGGAGAGGATCTCGATCAGCTGGTCCCGAAACGCATGGGCGGCGTCCTCGTCCTCGAGATCGGGCATCTCCTCGGGCAGGTCGAATTCAGGCTCGCTGTCATCGTCCCGAACGGCGAGCGCTGCGCGAAGTAAATCGATCCGCGCATCTTCGATCAGACCGAGGGATTCGGGGCCCAAAGGAAGAGACTTGCGCGGCATGAACACACCTCACTCAATTGCTGCTCGATAGGGATTCAACCGGAGAGGATCGCGGAGTCGCAGGTCGCAGGCAAGCATTTTTGTTCCTTTTCTGTTCCTGTGTCCGGGGTGGATGTCCCATCGGGGCATTGAAGGTGGCTTTTCCTCTGTGACGACACCACAGACACCGGCCCCTCGACATGAAACGCCCCAATCCCCTGCCGCCCAACCAGATGACCCCCGCAGAGCGCCGTGCCGAACTGTGCAGCCTGCTCGCGCTTGGGCTGGTCCGGCTGAGGCTGCGGGAACGTGGCGACCCTTCTGACGAAACTGGAGAAATTCGCCTACACTCTCCGGCGAGCGCATGCCGTCATGCAACTCCAACTCACCGGAGAACCGCATGACGACCCACGATCCCATTCCCGCGCGCCTGGCCGCGCTAAAGACCTCGACGACGCCGGAGCTGAAGCAGCAGTGGCGCGACCTGTTCGACAGCGAACCGCCACCCTTCAACCGCCGCTACCTGGAAAGCCGGCTGGCGTACCGCATCCAGGAACTGGCCTATGGCGGGCTGAAACCCGAGACGATCCGGCGGCTGGAGCGGCTGGGCGAGGAACTCGACGGCGGCGACCGCAAGAAGAGCCGCGTCCGCGCCGACACCATGCCCATCGCCGGCACGCGGCTGATCCGCGAGTGGCAGGGCGTCGAGCAGGTGGTCACCGTCACCGCCGACGGCTTCGAATGGCAGGGGCGGCCCTACAAGTCGCTGTCCGCTATCGCCCGCGCGATCACTGGGACGCGCTGGAATGGCTGGGTGTTCTTTGGCCTCAAGAACCGGAGAGCGCGGACATGACGAAGGACCCTGCGAAATCAGGAATGATCCGGAAGCAGCGCTGCGCGATCTACACGCGGAAATCCTCCGAGGAAGGGCTGGAGCAGGAGTTCAATTCGCTCCACGCCCAGCGAGAGGCCTGCGAGGCGTTCATCGCCAGCCAGCGGTCGGAGGGATGGGTCCTGGTCCGCGATCAGTATGACGATGGCGGCCTTTCCGGCGGCACGCTGGAGCGCCCCGGCCTGCAGCGGCTGCTGGAGGATATCGAAGACGGGCTCGTCGATGTCGTGGTGGTCTACAAGATCGACCGTCTCTCGCGGTCGCTGGCCGACTTCGCCAAGCTGGTCGAGGTGTTCGACCGGAACGGCGTGACCTTCGTCTCGGTCACGCAGTCGTTCAACACCACCACGTCGATGGGGCGGCTGACGCTGAACATCCTCCTTTCATTCGCCCAGTTCGAGCGCGAGGTGACGGCCGAGCGCATCCGCGACAAGGTCGCCGCCAGCCGGAAGAAGGGCATGTGGATGGGCGGGGTGCCGCCCTACGGCTACCGCGTCGAGAACCGGAAGCTGGTGGTCGATGACGAAGCCGCCGAGGATGTCCGCTGGATCTTCGCCCGCTTCCTCGAGATCGGCTCCGGCACGGAACTCGCCCGAGAGGTGGCTAGGCGCGGCATCCGCACGTCCCGAGGTAATCGGATCGACAAGAAGTACCTCTACCGTATGCTGAACAACCGCGCCTATATCGGCGAGGCGGTCCACAAGGGCGAGAGCTACCCGGGCGAGCACGACGCGATCATCGACCGAGAGACGTGGGATCGCGTCCACGCCATCCTGCAGGAGAGCCCGCGCAAGAGGGCGATGCGGACCCGCGCCGAGACGCCCGCACTGCTGAAGGGGCTGCTGTTCGGCCCGGATGGCGCGGCCTTCTCACCGACCCACACTCGGAGAGGGGATCGGCTCTACCGCTACTATGTAAGTCAGACGGTCCTGAAACACGGCGCCGGATCCTACCCGGTGGGCCGCGTGCCCGCGGGCGAGATCGAGGCCGCCGTCATCGACCAACTGCGCGCCGTGTTCCGCCAGCCCGAGGTCGTGGCGGGCACATGGAAGGCGGCGCGCGTCCATGCTGACGACATCACCGAGGCCGACGCACGGACAGCGCTTCAGCAGCTCGACCCGCTGTGGGACGAACTCTTCCCCGCCGAGCAGGCGCGCATTGTGGCGCTGCTGGTCGAGCGCGTGGAGTTGGGCACGGACGGGCTCAACGTCCGGCTCCGGGTGGACGGCCTCAACGACCTCGCGCGCGAGATGCTGGCCGGCGGTATGGGCGCAGCAGCATGACACGCGGCGCGCCAGTCCCCGACACCGTGACACTCCACGTCCCGTTCCGCGTCGTGAAGCGCGGAGGGCGGAAGGAGATGCAGTTGCCCGAGGGCGCCACTCAGTCGCGGCGCACGGACAGCTCGCTGATCAAGGCGCTGGCGCGCGCCTTCCGCTGGAAGCGGATGCTGGAGTCGGGGGAGTTCGCCACCATCGCAGGACTGGCCGAACGCGAGGGCATCGCACCGTCCTACATGACCCGCGTACTGCGCCTGACGCTGCTTTCGCCCGATATCATCGAGGCGATCCTGGACGGGAAGCAGGGACCGGCGATGACGTTGGCGCGGGTGTTGGAGCCGTTTCCGATGGCCTGGAGTGCGCAACAGGAGTTTCAGTTCGAGCAACGGAAACGAGATCAGAGCCCGCACATTTGA